TGTACATGTCGTTCTTGCATTTCAGCAGCACTTGCTTTACACCCACTGTTAATAATATAATTATAACTGATGGATGTAATTAATATACCAGTTAATATATACCATATACACATTGAAACTGTATTCTTAAGGACAACCATGGAATAAAGATTATTCTTAAAGGTATCATTCTCGTATGCACTTTGTTTAAATACGCCTTTCATGCTATCCCAGAAATAATCAAAATTGTCCACCGTAATTTCATTGATGAGAAGACTCTTATCTGAATAAATATGGGCTAACGCTTGTTGAAGGATACTTTCGTCTGGTTTGAGTTTTATACCCTTTGGGTTTGGTTCTATTATATCCGCAAATGTATCATTTAGTCCTGCCATTAATGCAATCGCATAACCAAATGTGTTTGAAAAAGGAGATAACCAACCAGGGAACATGGTAAGTAGTAACGTTAATATTCCAAATATAATTCCCCATGGAAGTATAGTTACGAATAAGGCGGTCGTCCATTGACTACTACCACAGATGGAGGTGGTTAAATTTAAATTTACAAAATATTCAACTAATAAAACCGATAAGAGATAGATATAAAAATACATATTATTTTCTACAGATTGTAATGTATTGGAGGTGCTGTATTTGACAAATGCATATATAGCCGTTAATAATACAAATAAAGAGGTTGAAGAATTTGCGGTTGTAGTCATATGTATAGTAATATTATTAAATTTTCCCTAATTAATATTATGACTAACGTTCAGTTGATTGAACCGGGTGTAAAACAATGGTTGAGTAAAACACTACAATATTATCACAAAATTCATCTCCAAACTCAATCCATACGGTTTAACTTAACCATGATTGTTGTATTTGTTATAGTATTTGGTGGAATATTAATATATAAATATAAGGGAAAATTAACCCCAGAACAAAGTTATCAAAAGAATATTGAAAAACAAGAATATATCGTTTCAAAATTACAACAACTTTCAGTATTAAAGCAAACCATTGACCCCAATAGGATTACAAATTTGCCGTTGTTGGAACAATACCCTGAAACGTCTGGAATGAATAGAAAATTATATATTTAGTTTATAATGGAGGATACACTGACAGAGGCCTTAAATTCATATTATAAGTTAAAACATACTTATGATACGAATGTATTAAAATTAAAACGGTCTATTCTACAAGATAAAAGTTTAAGTAAAACACTCATGAAACAAAAAGTGTCCGAATTAAAATTGAAATGTGCTTCTTGCAATCAATCCGGTGGAACGTTATTCTTACAACATGGTACCAAGTTAATCGCCAAATGTAATGCGGACCAAAGACTTGGTCTTAAACCATGTAGTTTGAATTATGAAATTGACCGTGGAGAGTATGAACCTATCTCTCAAGTGTATGCCTACTATAAAACCGATATGGATTTAGCACGCACAAATATTGTTTGTTTAAAACTGGACGTGTTGTTTGGTTATATAGAAGAATCCCAAGCTATCCCTCTATTTCAAAATTATAAAGAAGAGTATAACACTTCAGACATTAGTATAAAACGCTTGAACGAATTGTTTGACCGCGTGATTCATAATACACGAAATCATACGGATATTACAAACCTATCCACTGAAATTTATAGTACTAAACAAACGATACGTGAATTGTTACAACAATATCAAGTTACAGAGGAATCGCAGTTTATACGAGATACCATTCATCAATATATTCATACCTTATATCCCCAAGTAAAACAATTGAGAGAATATACATATAAAAAAAATGCGATTGAATGTGTAGATGGTACAGACCCTTGTACCGATATCACCAAATATTTAATTCAAGAACCATATTCATACGTTCAAACCGAGATTGAAATGTCCCAAGGCGCAATCGTACAGATGGTTGAATAATGTAATATATATATATAGTATGCAGAGTATAAATTGGACTGTATTTATAGTATCGTTTCTTATTGGGTTAGTATTTATATATCTATCGTCTTCTCCCGATGAAGAGGTGTATGTATACCCTACTCCTGAAAATGCGGGTACAATGGAATACAAGGACAAGGCGGACAATTGCTTTGTCTATCAAGCCAAAGAACAAACATGTCCCAAAACCAACCTTAAATATATACCCATACAGGAATAATATATACAATATATATGAAGAGCAAAATGTATCAAATGTTACATACAAGTTACGGTAGATTGGTTATATCTATATTATTAGGATTAGGTTTAGCAAGTTTATTTAAAAAAACGTGTAAATCTAAATCATGCTATAAATTTGTTTCACCCAATGTATCTGAAATAACAAATTCTGTATATTCACACGGTGATTCGTGTTATACATTTAAACCAATTACAGGACAATGTAAAGTTAAGAATTCAATCTCGTTTGCGTAATCTTTTGTCATATAATATTCACTAGTAAATACAATGAATATTACTACGACGAGTATAGATGCTTTGCCAACGGGTAACCATGGAAGCAATGTAGACGCGGTACAATTAACGGTAACCCAGTCCATACCTAATCCAACCGATAAACCTAATTACGAAAATGAACTAATTACAAGTTTACAAAAAGCAGCTGCAAACGGAATGACTTCTCTTCCAAGTCGCGATATACCTATGCATACCAATGAACTACACGAAGATGAAAAAGTCAGGGCAAATTATATACCCAAACCACCCAGTGATTATATTCAACAACAAGATACGATTGATACAATGATTCAACAAAATGCAAACAAACAAAAGCAATCGGATCATATGGACGATATATATAACGCATTGAGTCTTCCATTTACCATTGCAATGGTCTATTTTATATATCATTTACCGGTTGTACGTTTATTTTTATTAACTCAACTACCCTTTTGTTATGGTAAGTGTGGAGATATAAAACTAGTAGGACGAATTGTAGAATCCATCGTGTTTGGAATGATTATATATGGTATGAACAAGTTTATGCAATACGTAGTATGTTAATTGTACCGTGCGTATTTTAAATATACGTTTATTCTATATGACAACTCGTAAAAAAAAACGGACGAAGACATTGACAAAAAGAATGACCGATTATATTTTTCTAAAAGGAGACCTATGTTGTGAAGAAGATTATGAGAAAGATAAAATAGTAGATTATATTATAAATAATTATAAACGAATATATCCGAACGATTATTTGGATTGGATTTCAAATGATATAGTCAAATATATAGGATATAAATCTATATTGGCGAAGGAAAACGACAAAAAAGGATTGCGATTATGGAATGAACTGGATAAACTTACCTCAAATATAAGCGAAAATGAATTAAGACAAATTATTATTAAGTTTCCTTTGTATTTTTTATTATCCTTTTTAGGAACTTCAGTGTATTTAAACGAAAACTCTATGTAGGTCTATAGTGTTATTAGTCATAGATAAACATGTAATTAAGATTTTATATTAGTTAAATATACATAGTTTGTTCTATATTTAAAATAACCCGAGGAGCAATATTTTTTAATAATATCAATAATTTTATGGTATTTTGGTTTTACAATACAATCATACTTAGATAAATCATATGGTTCTCCATTACACCTTTTTTCATTTTAAACGCCCATTTTATAGATATAGTTATAATGAAAAATAAAATATTTTTTATTTTGTAAATTGTAATGAGATATTTGTTTATTTTTGTTATAATGTAAATCATACTGATTTATAAATGTTGAAACTTGTAATAATCCTTTATAAACAGCTAAAAATCCATTATCGTATAAATTATGACAATATCTACACATAAATTCTACAATATTTTTATCATTTTTTTCATTATTATTTAATAAACATCTTGGTTTTAGATGGGCTGTTTCTAATAAACATAATGGTAGTTTTTTTTCACAAATTATACACATTTGCGTTTTATTAGAAATTAAATAATTTCTCAATTGTTTTTGTTCTTGTCTAATCTCTCGTAATTCATATTTTATATTATTTTTACTATATTTTTTATAAAATATAGTAATAATTTTTGAATAGTAATATTTATTATCATTTAATATTACGTTACCTTCAATTGATAATTCATAATTTTTGTTATTAAAAAAAATTATGTTATTTTTAATAAATTTAGTCAATTCTGTTTTTATATCATTTATTTCAACTGAATTATCATACCGAAATTTTATATAATTATATATATCTAGTAGTGTGTTATTATCTTGTAAAATAAAACAATTAATAATATAATCTTTCATATTATTAATATTTGTAAATTATTTTTAAGTCAAATTATAATGAAACCATAATATTATAACCTCGTTTACCAGGATTACTATTTATATCAACTCCTTTGCTTTTTTCTTCTTTGTAATTTATTTTTTCAAACTCCTCTTTAAATTTTTTCTGTGTTTTCAAACATTTTTTACCATTTATTTTGCACCATGTTTCATATATTTTGAATATATCTTTCAATCCAAATCTTAAGTTTGTTTTATCCGTTTTTTTACAACACGAATTTGCGAATAGCAATATATCACTATTAATTAATGGTTCTGTTGAAATATTTGGTTGTATAACATTTTTAACAGGTAGAGGAGATACTATATTTAACGAAATAATTTCAGGTTTATCTTTATCATATAAATATAACCAATCATCTGGTGTTTTCCAATAATATTTATCAGGCAATCCTATAGCATCTTCAATAAAATCATCGTTTTCTTCATTAGTATATCCGTGAGTATTTTGTTGTTTATATTCTTCTTTAATAACTGAATACTTTACATTATCGCCATTAACAATATATGGAGTGTTTTTTATGTAGTTATTGCTTTGTTTTGGTAATTCTTTGTCATCTGTTAGCCCAACAATATGATAATAATCTTCATCATTATAGTTAATAATAGTACATTCATTTTTTTTATTTCTTCCGTAATTATATTCTTTGTTAAATAAAATAGCTTCATTTATTCCATTTTTTCTATTCATATTAGCTGTTGTTGGAATATAAATAAAATGTTTTTGAAATTTATTATCTATATTTTGAATACACTCAAGCATTTGCCCTTTATTTGTTATATCCAAATCTGTTTTAGTTATTTTTTTCGGTATAATTGATTTAAATTCTCCATACTTCTCAATAAACTTATTTGTTTTCATTTCTTTTACTTCATTAATACATACATAATCAACTAATTTAGTTTCTTTACACCATTCACTTATTTCAGTATCATTCATATCATCAATCACAATTAATTTATAACCATTATTTTTGCTGTCATAATGTTTAATTGGTTTTAAATTTTTTCGTTTCTTTGAGACATCAATATACTTCATATATTTGCCAAACTTAAAATCTCCATTATCTATTATACTTTCTAATAAATCTTTAATTTCTTCCCAACTCTCACAACCCATAATAGGTTTTTCAATTTTTTTTATAAGTTTTACATAAAAATTCTGTATTATATCTTGTAATTCAGGAGTCGTCCACAAAGTAAGTTTCATACTCCCATTTTTAAGTTCTAAGTCGTTATATTTTCCTTGTAATCTTAATCGCTGTGAAATGTCTGTGCAGTTTAATGATGAGTGAGACACAAAATACTGGTCTGTTAAATGTAATGAATAATTATCATAATCATCACTTGTAAAAGAATACCCCCTTTCTCCATATTTACCTGTTATTGTTACAATTGTTTTATATAAAATTGGTGTATCACTTTTTTCAAATAAAATTCTTAATAATTTATAAACAAATTTTATATTTAATATTTGTGTATTTATATTGAAATAGCAATAATTATTAGGTAGTTTTTCAGATTTTTCAGTATCTATAGATGAGCCGTATATTCCTCCTGATTGCCATAATCTTTGACTTGTTGATGATTGTTTTGAGTCCCATTTAGACCAATATTTTATTTCTTTTTCATAAATTTTTGATAAATATAATCTTAAACAATTTCCATGATATATTATGATAAACAAATCTGGGAAATCTCTGACTATTTTATCTACTAAACAAAATTGATTAGCTCTTATTTTTTCTTCACTAATCAATAACGAATTATATTTAATGGTTGGTCTTTTAAGTAAATTTTCTATTATTTTTTTTATATTAATATTATAATCTTCACTAATATCATAACGAGTTTTTTTTTTATGATTTTCTGTATCTTGATAATCCCACCAAGATTCAACAGGTGTTGTGTTAAAATTTATAGAACTATTAAATAATCCAAAATAATCATTTGACCTTTTCATTTTATGAACCTTTGATATTTTAATTTGTATATCAGTATGGTCGCTTAATCTTGTTGTTACATTATATAACAAAGAATGGGCTGTTCCTGTAATATGTAATGCGTATTTTACTTTTTTATATATTTTGGCAAGTAATATTTCACAGGCAGTGGAATCTTTTTTATCATTATCATTAGTTCTATCGTTTGAAGATGTAGGACTCATTAAATCACTTTCATCCACTAATGTGGTTATATTAACTAGTTCATCATTATAGTAAATATATTCACTAAATTTTGTATTTAGTTTAGCTAATTGAGTATGGTTCATTAAACAACAAAATATGTCATTTGAATTGATTGCTTCTTTATTGCTTAATTTATTAATAATATCATTACTATTTATATCTTTTAGTTCGGGAAGTTTATAATCTTTCCAATATTCGTCATTGGTTTCCTGAAAATATTCTTGGAGTTCATTATTAAATTCTTGAAATATTGTTTTTATAAATTGAATATTAAAATTGTAATTTTCTGTTCCAATAATATCATCTTGTAATTGTTTTTGGTCTATTGACAAATTTCTAAAAATGTATAAAACTGGTCTTTTTAGTATATGAACCGAAATCCACATAATTATGCACGCTTGAATTCTTTTTCCAAGTTGTATATCTCCCCATAATAATTCTACGATTGATTTTTCATTATCTTCTAAATTAAGTGCATTTAATAAATCTTCTTCAAAGGAAGGTAAATTAATGTTTTTTGGGATATTTTTTAATTTTATTGGATTATTTCCCCAATTATGTCTCTCTAAACTTTCTCCGTTTATGTATTTACACTTATTTAACATAATATTTATAATTTTTTCAAGTGGGTTTTTAAATATTTCATTTTTTTTTTTGAAAAACGTATTTATTTTATCTTGTAGATATGTCATTTGTATCATATATATATAAGGCATTTTTTTAAATCATTTTTTATAATATTAATTTAAAAATGCCTTGTTAAAAAATGCCTATTTATATTAATTATAATATAAATAATATCTCATCTTGTTGTCTAGAATCGTATGTGAATGTATTTTTTTTCATTAAAGTTAATGTTTTCTATGACGAGTTATTCCTATTCACATACGGATGATTGTCGTGTTTGTCGGTAATATCTATGTCATGATACCTTGTTGGATATAAAAGTGATAAAGTCATGTAGAAGTGGAATATCTAGTACCATTGGTTATATTTTGTCTTTTACACATTTAAAACTCCGATTTCTTTAAAGTTTTTTATTTATTTCCTGAATATAATAAAAAAATGATTTACTTGTTATAAATATATTATTACATAACTTATATAAACTTTATCAATGATTACCAATTTTACAACGGACGAACTCAATGCCGAGTTGCTGAAGAGGGATTGTAAATTGAACCAAACTAACGGATATATCTATGTTAGAAATCATCCATCCTATGATGTTGATGATGCGTGTAAAATGGGTAAGACATATAATATTCCTAAAAGGGATTCACAATATGCTACTGGCGAGATTAAGAGAGGATATTTTGAAGCGGTGTTTGAAGTTCCTATTGAAAAAATGGGAATTATTGAACGCTTATTACAATATGAGTATCGTGAATTGAATGTTAAACATGATGCTGGAACTGAATTTTACAATAAAAAAATAATTACTCTCATTGAACCTTATTTAATTACACTTGGAATTAAATATAAAAAATTATCCAAACAAGAAATTAGTGATTTGGTAAGATGCAATAGAGTAAGAAAAACAATAAAAAAAATAAATATTCAATCATTAATTCATATACTAAAATCCAAGAGAACAAATAAACAAATTGTTTCCTACATACCAAGAACCGACCAAACTATTATTATTGGAAAGTCAGTTATACATTTTCAACAATACGATAAAGGTATGCTTGTATTAATGTGTGGAGTAGGAAAAACTCTAATTTCATTATGGATTACACAAGAACTAAACTCAAATACTATTCTTATCGGTGTTCCTAATAAATTATTATTGAAACAATGGGAAGAAGTTATTTGTGTTTTGTTTCAAAGTGTTCCGTATTTAATTGTGTCAGGTGGCGTAGAGATTGAAACTATAATGCGATTTTTAGAACATAATCAACCGAAATGTATTGTAATAACTACATATTCATCAGCACATAAAGTATATACTGCAACACAAGATACGAGATTTGTATTTGGTATGAAAATATTAGACGAGGTTCATCATTTGACATCAAGTAATATGCGATTAGCACACACTACAAAAAAATATATTCAAATGTTAAACATTCCATCTGTAAAACAACTATCATTAACTGCTACACTTAAACAGCTTGAAAGTATGTGTGATGGCATTGTAGTTTCAAATGATAATGTTGACTATTTTGGAGAAATAATTGATAGAAAATGTTTGCTATGGGCGATTGATGAAAATATTATTTGTGATTATGTTATTCAAACCATTATTACAAATGAAGAACAATTAGAACAACAATTATCAAGATTTAATATTATAGAAGAAAATGATAAGAGATTGTTTTTGAGCGCGTTTGCATCTTTGAAAAGTATATTTGACGGACATTCACACCATTTACTGATATATTCAAACAATAAAGATAATTCGTTAAAATTAATTCAGTATATAAAAATGCTTTTGGATGATAATTACTTTTATATACCTGATTTGTATTATTCAAATTATCATAGTGAAATGAAATCAAAAGACCAAAAAGAAATAATTAATAATTTTGAAAAAGCAAAGTTTGGAATAATTACTTGTGTTTATTGTTTAGGAGAAGGATGGGATTTTCCGTTATTGGATGGTGTTGTATTTGCTGAAAATATGACATCCAAGATTCGTATAGTTCAATCTGCGTTAAGAGCAAGTAGAAAAAACAAACAGGATACAAATAAAAAAACCAAAATCATTTTACCAATTTTGAATAGAGATGACTGGTTAGAAAATAATGAAAACTCTGATTTGAAAAAAGTAAGAGAAGTTATTTATCAAATAGGATTAGAAGATGAAACTATTACTCAAAAAATCAAGGTGTTTAGAATTGATATTGAAAAACAAAAACCTAAATCAAAGAAAAAAGAAGAAAGAGAAATGGTTGATGAGTTTGGTGAATACGACGATGAACTAACGCAAACATTGAGGTTGAAAACAATCAAAAGAACTGCACTAAATACATCATATGAAAAAGCAAGAAAAATAATTGCGGATAAAAATATAAAAAGTAAGGAAATTTATTATGA